CAGTCCGTCCTAGACCTAGCGAAGCAAGGGCGGCTAGAGGTCAACTTATTAAACAGATAGCCAATAGACGAAGATCACAAAGAGCCGCTTAACTTGCAAATAAAATCTTGCAGCCGATGGAGTCTAACGGTACTCCGGGCTGCCACCATGTACCGGGTTTTTGGTATTCCCCTATCCAGATTATCGGCAATGCTGGAATATTTATATTTTCTAAATACACTCCAAAAACATCGCCATACCATTGATTATCTTGCCTAAATTGCTGTAAATTTGGCGTTATAGAGCGGTGCTTATTGTAATCTGCCATAAAGCTATTGTCATCGTAAACAATACACTCTTTAACTTTTGCCCATCCCATTAAGCTACCTTCGAGAATATGGTCGGGTTCGTACCCCATGTCTCTAATCATTTGATCACATTTTATTTGTTCCTTCTTGTCTTCATAAAATGTCGTATGAATTGCGACTTTTCCGGTTATTTTTATTGGAGAAAATAGTATATTAATTTGGCTATCTAACACCATTAACGCCACATCGGGACGCATACTGTATATCCAATTCATAGTAAAATAGAGGGTAATTAGCACTAATTACCCTCTATTTTACAGGACATTAAAGGCTAATATCAAAAGCCTTTAATTCTTCTCTAGCTTGCTCAAAAGCCTTTATTTTAGCAGGGTCATTACAGTCCCCCCAAAATATGCTTTGGCAACCCTTCACCCCTTCAACAGGGCTGTCAAATAACAATACCTCACTGAATAAATAGGCAAAGCCCCCTTCTTCCATCCTCTGGCAGTCTGATATAAAACCAGCACCAATTAAAGCTTGCCTGGAAACAAGGTGTCTGATGTCTTCTAACTGATAGTCTTTAAAGCTTGAATCACTAGCTTTGCTGCCACTGGAATGAATCAAAACCCAACCCCGAAACTTTGTAGGAGAGTTTCTATACTCATAGGGCTTTATTGCTAGGCAAATTGCATAAGCATGAGGAGCATGGATTGATATAGCCCTCATTTTGCCAATTACTGAGTTTCTAGGTGGTGGTGTGGGGTGAGTTTCAGTTGCCTTGCCTCTCACCTGCTCATCTTGTGGAAACAAGTCAAAAATTGATAACTGTTTATGTTTATTCATTTTATCTCATACAAAAAAGTTGACCACTTGTAACAAGTAGTCAACTGGTTAAACCTTTGGTTAAGCAACTTTTTGGTTGATCATTCTAGGAATAACTGTGATTAGTTCATTAACACAAACAGTTATCACATCAGGCATTGATTGACCTGATTTTATAGCATTGACACCTTTACTGAGAATGTCACTTACTGGTCCACTCTGATTTTTTAACTGGTCAAAAATTTGTAGCACATAGTGAGTTAACTCACCAGTTGATGTGTTGCCAGTGTGATTTAAGTTGTTTCCTATTGACTCTAGGAATTGAGAGTTATCTGAGACTAAGTGTAATAGTTTTTTGGATCTTTGTAGCTTGACCCTTACCAGGGCAATTAACTCTAGTCTTATTAGCTCATCATCACTGTCTATGTAGAGGTTAAGCAGGGACATTTGCCCAGTTGCAGGGTTAAGGATATTTGCGATAATTTCATCCAATGCAGGGGTGCTAACCTGCTTATCCTTAATCAATTCCCAGACTTCCAACTGTTCTCTGGTCCCTACACTACCCAAAATCACACCCTTATCAATGGGAATAGTGCCAGTAATAACCTTATCAAACAGGAAACTAACCAGATTGGACAGGCTTAACCCATCTTGCACTATTTTTAACCTGGGATTAATGCCAAAGTTTTTTACGTCTTTTACGGTATATGATGAGTCTCTAAAAAACTTGGCTGCATCAATGGCAGTTCCCATACCCTCTGCAATGTTGGCCAGTGCACCTACTAGCCTAGCTTCTACATGAGTAGAGGCATCAATGAACCTACAGAGAACTTTTTGAACCCCCAGCTTTTTGGCCAGGGTTACTCTGTTGTGACCATTGACCACATAAATGTCTCCAAAATCTTCCCACACCAATACAATTCCTGACAAATAGATATTCCAGGAGTCAATTCCTGATAATGAACCAGTAGCACCTGTTGAATTGTGGACTAGTTTGTATTGAAATCTTTTGGGGTCTAAATTTAGTTCTGTGGTGTTAATTTCTGCTACTCTCATTTTTTGTTTCCTGTTTTTTCTCTCACTCTTATATAGTATCAGGATAACAAATATTTGTCAAGGGGTTTTGGAAAGTTTTTTTAAAATATTTTTTTGACTAAAAAAATACCCTGGACTATCACTAATCCAGGGTATTATGCTTAGGTTTTATGTTTAGAAAACTACTGAATATTTCCTAGGTGGTCTTTTTATGGTAAGCATTTTTTGTCTGCAAGAGACTTTTAGAGGCCTCCAATTTATTGGAGTTACTACTGCCCCTTTTTTCAGTTTTCTACTTCTTCTATCTTGATAATCTGTGTAGTCTGTATTCAATTGTTCACAGGCATATCTTGTTAATTGCTCATTATCCCAGCCACTTACTCCAGTGATGTCAATTGTGATTTGTTTAGATTCTATGGTTTCAAATGTAACAAACATTATTTTGTCTCCTGTTGTTTTTTTCTCTCACTCTTATATAGTATCAGGATAACAAATATTTGTCAAGGGGTTTTGGAAAAATTTTTAAAATATTTTTTGATGACTTAGGCAACATGAAAAAACCCAGTGTTTTATGCACTGGGTTACTAAGAATAGGACAAATATTTCAGTCTTAGCACTCTTGGGAGGTAACTTTAACTTTTCTATGAGAGGAATATTCTGCATCACTACATTGAGGAGTTAAGTCATTGATAATGGCTTCTATAGTATATCCCCTGTTCTCAGGCAATGTCTCATCAACTGAAATTTTCTCATAAAATAACAGATATTCCCCCTTTTCAAATTCTGCTACTGATACAGGGTTACTAGTTTTTTGTTGAGCTAATTCTAAAGCCCTTTTTCTTGATGCTGTAGTGATTTCTGGGCAGTTTTCTTCATCCAGAAGACAACTGTAGTAGACATCAATCATTGTTTTTACCTTTTATTGAACTCTCACTCTTATATAGTAACAGGATAACAAATATTTGTCAAGGGGTTTTGGAAAGTTTTTTTAAAGTTAAAAAGTGACAGTTTACCGTGAATTAAGTTAGTAAAATTTCTCAGACTGCCACGAATTTTAAACAATAAAAAACCCTCAAAGTTGAGGGTTTTATCGTGATATAAAATGCCCCTTTTGGGGGCTGGGTTTTATCCTCCATTGGATTTATAAAGCTGGTTCATTTCTTCCAGTATTTCAGGTGGCACAATGCCTTCCCACACTTTGAGATAAACTCCCCCTTTGTCCTTGCCTTTGGGGTAGTAGATATCTGCTAAATGTTTGTATTGACCTTGAGAATTTTTATATAGGTAAGTGGCCATAAACTTGTGATCTCTAGGGCTGATAATGGCATCAAGAGGGATCATGGCTTGTTTTTGATATTCTAGTGATGTTTCTTGAATGTGTTTTTTAGTAGCTTCTGCGATCTTTTTTTTGTAATCAGAATGCCATGTTATTTGCCCCTCAAAGGAAACATGAGCCACAGTTTGATCATTAAGCACATCCCCAAAAGTGACCCCATTTCCAAGGCAACCAGCTATAATTCTCTGATTCTGATTTGTTAATTCAAGCATTGTTCTTTCTCCTGTTGTTTTTTCTCTCACTCTTATATAGTAACAGGATAACAAATATTTGTCAAGGGGTTTTGGAAAAATTTTTAAAATATTTTTTTGATGACTAAAAACCCTCAAAATAGAGGGTTATATGCTTATTGTCGAGGGATATGGGAAAAATAAAAATAAAATGCCAATCTGGAGAAGCTGGACACCACCACGATTAACCGTAACCATTGCCGATTGGCAATGGTCAGCACCCTACGCCTATGACTTGCATGAGAGACAAGGAAACCGATGGACTGATCGGGCGTTAGCTGGTAGTAATTTACCCGCAGTTTTTAAAAGTAACTACCAAACTACTTTAGATATGGCATTTATCCAAACCGCACATTATTTGAATCAACGGTTTTTAGATGAAGTTCCTGTTAGTAGTGGAACATTGAAAGCGTCGCAATCCATGAAATTATCATGATTAAAAACATCCACACTGTACCAGAGCTTAGAGCCGCAATTGTTGATTTACTAGCGCAGGAACTTGGTACTTTTGGTAACGGACAACCTGCTGTTTGGGTAGAACCACCATCAGCCCCAAAAGGCGCGGTTACAGGTGGACTGGAAGTAAGTATTGGTAGATTTAAAAATGTTTCGTCGTCGTCGCTAATGCTGAATAGTCAGCAAGAACAGCGGTATGAGTGGGTGGTTTCTGTTAAAACAATAGGAGATAGAACCCTCGCAGAATATTCTAAATTCAATAGTGCCATAGACAAAATGCGGCAATATTTCCCCCGTCGTAGGGAGTCAATATCGCCGTTTAGTGAAACTGATAATCTTGTGGCCACCTTCCGGTTAAGTGAATTAGAAATTTTGAATAATTATGTTTGATCTTGTTCTGTGTCCGCAAAAACACACAGGCTGGAAACCGTCAATATCAACATAAGTATTAGCTATAAGTATTTAACCCCGGTGCACCACCAAACGGCAGATCCACCGCAGCCCCAAACCGCACCTTACAGGCTGTCAATGTTTTGGCACACTGGTCTAACGCAGCGTTGGAGGTAGGAGCATTGTTGAGGGTGTAGCCACCGCCCAAGTATCCACACTCAGCGGAACGATATCGCCATGAGCATGACCGCAGTAACGGACGGGCTGGCAAAGTCACACCCTCGACATCGAATGACGATCCGAGTCGGAACTGAACAGCAATATAGGTTTCGCTGACCATCTGTTCAATTACAAATATTTGCTGGGGAAGTTCTTTGATCGCCGCATTTTCATTCTCACCACCATCTAAGAATTGCCGTTGGGTAATTCGCCGTTTTACTGTTGTTCCTTCTAGTCGGTAGTTCGGGTTAGTTTTGCACTCAGCCAGCCAAGTAGAGACGACACGCCCAATATTTGAAACTATGAGTTGCGGCGTGGGAATTGGACCTTGTCCAACTAAATCAAAGCCTTCAGACTCAAAACCAATAGCGGCATATTCTTGACCCTCAAAGGACACCCCGGTATAGTTGCAGATGTAAAGAGTTTCTGATGGTGTAGCTAGGTTATAACCGCTGACTTCAAACAGTTCTATGGGTGAGTCGGGGTTGAGTGATAGAAGATTACTGATAATTGGCATTTTATTTTTATATTTGCCAATAAAAAGCCCCTGTTACCATCGGCTTCTTTTTGAAAGTCTGTATGTCCGAAATGGGCGGGATTCCAGGGGATTAAGTCATCAATCATTAAATTTAATCCCTAATCTTTCAATCATTTCATTATTTAAATAACAGAAACCTTGTGGTGGAGCTATACCCAACTCACGCATTTTTGATAGTGGGATAGGCGTAATTTGTCGAGGGTTTCTAATTCTAATTCCGTAACCCATGCGAGATCCTAAATAATTCTCAATTTCTTCAGCAGAAAGGCATAAATCAGTTGAGTGTTTAGTCCATTCGGATGCTAATAATGCGCCACAATCCCATGCCTGACAATATAATTTAATTTCCGAAGTAGGAGTAGTTTCGTAAATGAGAATATTCCGAAATGCTAATGATTTCTTCTGGACTAAACGACTTTCTGATTTTCTCATTCTTGGTTTTGTTTTCCTCAACTCAATTGTTTTCTTGCCTAATACAATATTTTGACTGTGACGCGGGTGCAATGAAATTAGTAATGTATCCATGATTATTTTTCTCCTAATTATTTGCTTGAACTTGTTGCAAAATCTCCACTTGCCTATCAAAACTTGGCGCGTTCTCAGGGTTATTATGAAACCCCAAGATATGCGATTGAGGGATAGTGATAGATCCTCTTGTTTCGCTCGTATCTTTATGCCAAATCATAGCAATTATTGGCACTGAATCCGTCTGCCACCGTTCGTTGTTCTTATCCTTTCTAAACTTAAATCTTGGGTAAATTAAATCCAAGTTACGGGGGTTCTCAAATAGCCATTGTCCGCGTTCTTCTGTTGGTTCGACAAAGGATAATCTCAGGAAGAAAACCACGCCCAACCGCGCATGATTTAGGCTGTTTTTGAGAATTGGTAATGCTGCATTGAATGGCGGATTAGTGACAATCCAATCCGTATATGGTAGTTGTTCCCATGATTTTGGATCAGCCGCATCAAGATGATAATCAGAAACAACACTAGGATCTATATCGTTAGTCCATACATGATTTACGTGCTTAATAAATCCAAGCAATTTAGATATATTCCCACTGCCTTTGCATGGTTCGCCAACTATGCCCTCTAGCTTGATGTAATTGGGTAAATGAGTGATGAACCAGTGAGGGCTGTCGTACCTATCAAAATCATGGCGCTTCATAGTTGGTTTTGTGGATTCTGGTACGGAAAAATCTAAAGTTAATTGGTTCATCTGTCATTCCTAATTCTTGCTGGCGAATATGCGGTTTTGTTCTTTGCATATTCTCTGATTACTTCGCAATATCTCACAGCCGATTTAGGGCTGTAGGAATAAATAAGTTTCATCTGGTGAATTTGTCCGGTGGTCATTTGAAATTGTGACAAAATTTCATTAATCCCAATCTTGTTTTTTTCTTCCTTCAAAACATGGTGTAATCTTTCCTCGATTTGCTCTTTAGGTTGTTCAGCATCATTCAAACTAACAAAATTTATCAGCGATTTAGTTGGTGTAGATGGCGGTAATGGCACTGAAGTCCGTGCGTCAAAATGCCGATAATCCATTTTCAGTAGCTCTCTTCTACGTCGTCTAGCAGTTGAGATGGAAACTCCCAGCTTTTCCGCTACTTGATGAGGATACCCTTGTAAACAAACCTCTTTTTCCTCTTCTGCGAGGGTTTTGTGATGTTTTAGTTTCTTTGGAGAAACGCCAAGAATTTTGCACCTATGGTCTATTTGGGTCCGAGACGCTTTAAGCGCTTCCTGCAACTCTGGATAAGTTGAGCCATTCCCGAAAGTTAATAAATAATTGTCCTCTTCTTGATCCCATTTCTTGTAGTTTGTTTTGGGTTCTTTTGGCTGTTTTACACTCTTCCCCTCCATTCTTTGCTTGTGATATCGAACCTTTCTGATGTGAACACCTAGAATTGCCGCGGCTTTACGGGGTGAATTTTCTGCAATGATCTTGAGTTGTTCTGCGTTCATGTTATCCCTCTTGATTTGGTAGTAATTGGTTTTGTGCGATCGCTGTTTCTAATGCTTTAATCGCCCCTTCTTTATCACTAGAGAATGCGAAAAAATCAGAAGAAATTAATACCACTGATGATTCACCATAAGGAAAAACCATTTGCATAACTTTACGCAGCGTTAGAATGTTAAATCAACTTAAAGCCATCTTGCCGAAAGGCAAATACAACGGCGCGACAATTGACGGGATTGAGATAAAATTCCAGTTAACATTGCTAGACTGGCGGTTGGTCTATATCAATTGGAGCTACGGCAACTTGATAATTCAGTTTGCTTGCTTCAAGTTTTGGCTTGATTGGCATTACGTATTTGAGAAACAAAAATCATGAGTGAATGCTACTGGTTCCTGAATTATAAAGGCTTGTACAGGCAAATATAATCTCAGATTTTGTTATCTGAGATTATGCCAAAAAAACAAGAATTTAAAGGATTTGGCGGTAGTGGTGGTGGCAAGCCCGCAAAACCGCCAGAAACCGCAGTATCAGGAACTTCCGTTTCAATCGCATCAGTTTTAGGGATTGTGTCAGAGGGAGAAATAGAAGGACCAATAGCTGGGCTAAAATCTGTCTACCTTGATGAAACTCCTATTCAAAATACCGACGGCTCTCTGAACTTCGACGGATTTACATGGGATTACAGGCTCGGAACTCAAGGGCAAAGCAGGATGCCTGGTTTTGGGGATGAAATAACCTCAGAAACTAGCGTTAGTTCTGAAGTGAAAAACCTACTCCCAGTTACCCGCACAATTACCAACGCCAATCTAGATATTATTCGTGTTCGATTGGGTGTGGTCCTACAGGAATATCCGCCAGATGGGGGCGTGCTGGGGTTAAATGTAGGGTTTAAGATTTTTATTAAACAGGGTGCGGGTGCGTTTGTTCTCGTTTATGAAGGCAATATAGGCGGACGCTTTGCCACGATAACAGAATTTGAATACGCCTTTGCAGTTAATAACACCGGTGGCACGGTTTCAAGCTTCAGCGTCCGCGTAGAACGAACTACGCCGCAGGACGCAGACGAAACACGGTATCAACGGGTTTTAAGGTGGCAATCCTACACACAAGCAACTGAAGTTAAACTTGCATATCCCAACAGCGCATTATTTGGGTTTAGTTTTAAGGCGGCTCAGTTCCAATCATTGCCCCAAATATCCCTGAAGTTAGCAGGGCGGAAAATTCAAATTCCCAGCAATGCCACCCCTACCGCTACAAGGGGGCTAACATTTAGCGGAACTTGGAATGGGACTTTTACTACGCCATCGGTAGCAGTGGCAGATCCGGCGTGGATTTTATATGACTTAATCACCAATACTCGCTACGGACTTGGTAGATTTATCAATCAGTCCCAAATTGATAAATGGGCATTATACGAAATTAGCCAATACTGCAATGAGTACGTCCCTAATGGCTATGGCGGCACAGAGCATAGGTTTCAATGCCATTTATTGCTAGAGGGCAAAGACGAGGCGTACAAAGTAATTCAGCAGTTTCTATCAATATTTCGTGGCTTCTCCTACTGGATGTCTGGAGCAATCGGATTTGTGGCAGACAAACCCGGATCACCAGTGGCACAATTTACCCAATCTGATATTGAAGAGGGGATGTTTTCGTACACTCGCACAGGGCTGAAAACCAGACACACTATAGCATTAGTAACTTGGGCAAATCCTGACGACTTCTACCGTCAATCCGTAGAAGCAATTGACGATCCTGATGGAATTGCTAAATATGGCGTAAGGGAAATTGAGCTATCTGCTTTTGCTTGCACGTCAAGAGGACAAGCGCGACGGGCTGGGTATGCCACGCTGCTAACTGACAGACTGGAGCAGGAAACCGTAACTTTTAAAAGCAGGGCATACGGGACTTATACAAAGCCCGGCGATATTATCAGGATCATGGACTCAAAAAGGGCTGATATCCGGTATGGCGGGCTGATCGCGGCGGCCACTACAACAGCAATCACTCTTGATAATCCTGTGGAAATTCTAGAGGATGAAACTTACACCCTCACGGTAATGCTTGCTGATGGCACGGTTCACGAAAGAGTCGTTACCAACTCGCCAGGAACAGCCGCGATAATCCTCACTTTAAATTTAGCCCTATCATCAGCACCACCCCCGGAGTCAAACTGGATTCTCGCGTCATCTACGGTACAGCCGCAGTTATTCCGGGTTTTGAATCGTGTTCCAAGTGCTGGCAGCATGGAAATGTTTCACGAAATTACGGCCATCGAGTACAATCCCGCCAAATATTCTCGAATTGAAAATGGCTGGAGTCTTGAGCCGTTGCCAGAGCGGCGTAATCCTCCCGTCGTTGTGTCAGTTCCTAGAAATATCACCTTTAGCTACCGAACAATTGACCTGTTTGATCTCAATGCAGTATGGGATTTTCCATTGCTAAATAGTAAGCGTGATCCATATATCACAGGCTACACAATTGAATTACGCCTTGGCGACGATGGTTTGTGGGGGAATACCAGATTTGAAACAAGTGCCTCAACACAATTTACAAACATATCGGCTGGGAAATATTACGTCAGAGTCGCGGCAGTTGACATTAACGGCAGGTCATCGCGTTGGGTTGCTTCTAGTCCGATAAACCTGAATAAATATAACTGGAATGCGACTTTCACTTCTCGATATGCCTCTGTTTTTGCAATGGAATTTTAACAAATGGCTACAGCACCATATATTGACGGAACTGGGACTATAAGGCAACGGGCGTTATCTGCTACGTCAGCAGGGACGACGAACAATCCTGATGTCGCCATTTTTGAGATTAATGGGAGTATTACGGCATCCAACCCGTCCGTCGTTGCGACTGGGGGAACAGTGCCGGCAGACGCGACTTTGATCGGTGCTTCTGATGGTACGAATCTACAAGCTCTCAGGGCAACTAACGCAACACCTATGGGGACTGAGCGAGGTCTAATCGTTAGGAACATTCCTGAAAAACCGACTATCACCCCTGTGTCCGGGACTATTGCAACCAGTGGGGATAATACTATTGTTGCCGCACCTGGTAGTGGACTTTCAATTTACATTACTCACTTAGTTTTGCAAAATGAATCTACAACGGCAACAACGATAATTCTGAAGGGTTCTAGTAATTTACTTCGATGCTTAGGGCAAACCCAAGGAAGCGGTTTAGCACTGACTTTTCCCGAAAGAAGGGAGATAAAATTAGCCACAAATACCGCACTAATTTTAAATTTAAGTGGTGCTAATTCTGTTGGCTATTCAATTGGATATTACACGGGGGCTTGATAAAATGACATTGAGAATTGAGATTTTACAAACTGAATTAGCTAATATGGAATACGCCGATTTAGTGACAGCACAAAATTATCCGGCTATTGCTAATCTGTTAAACAATCGTCCATTAATAGCAAATCCAGATACGCAAACAGAAGTACCTAAAATACCGACAATTGAGGAAGTAATTACTTTGGTTAAGCCGCAAGAAGTGTTTGCAATATACGAAACTAAAACCTATGACCGGGTGTTGGATGCACTTCAACAAAAAAATTTAACTTGGATAATTGGCAATACTCAAGCACTGCTTGCAGGTGGTGTTTTGTCTCAATCTTCCTATGACGCTATTATCGCAAAACTAGGAGAAACCGAACTAGACCCAAGCTACCAATCACAAATACCCGGACAATCACGCGCTGAAGATTTAGGGGTTTACCCTGTCAATGCTTCACAAGTTCAAGAGGCACTTAATTAAATGCCTTACGATTACATTAATTTTAGTTGCATACTTGATTCTGTTTACGGTACGCCGGGGCTTTATGCAGATTTAACAGCCTGTGAAAATGCCGTAAATGATGGCAGCGTTAAACCCGTTTTAATTCTTAACCCGTTGTGGAGTGCATCCAAAAAAGCATCACTCCCACTATTAATAAATAAGCTAGGTGACGGATATCAGCAAACGGTTTTTCAAGGCGTTGATCAGATAAATGAAGAATGGTCTATAACGTCGCCTGTACTGATTGGGTCACAGGTGAATGATCTATTAAATCAACTGCGGACTTTATCAGGAACTTCATTTTTATGGAGCCCTAACAATGGCGTGATTGATTACCAAGAATTTACTTGTGAACAATGGCAAAACATAAGATTGGGGGTGGATCAATATCAAATCACAGGAATATTCAAGACAAGTAAATTATCCAGTGGAACTCTAGTTCTACCTCCGGGACATTACTCTGATGTCTATTTTAGCAACCTCCTAGGATATTACAATTCGAGCCTAGGGAATATCCTCCAATTTACAGGGGAAGCGACACTGCCTGAGCCAGATTTAACCCCAGTCGCGTCTATCTTAGGCGCATGGCTCACAAATCCAATGACGGCTATCGGGAACGGCTATTGGTCGGATCTACAATCTATTCCTCTGCAATGGGTTTTGTTCACAGAAAACGCGATTATTTACCCTATTAACCTTACTCAAAAATTGAATAATGCAGTAATTGAGGCTGGAATAGACAACGCCATTTTTATCTGGTTGAATGGAGAATTTAAATATGGCGCAACAGCCGAAGGTGGTGCATCCCCCCAGGAATACCAGATTAAGTTAGGAAGCTTAAACCCCGGCACTCATTATATCCAAGTTCTCCGGTCTGATAACGGAGGACAAACAGGCTATTTTTTCCAGTTGCGCGGATTGCAGTTCATACCTGATTAATTGTCAAATTACAGAAAAATACTATGAGCATATTAGGAAGCGGGTTATTGACAAGCGTTTCTTCTCCCCAACCAGATCCCAATCCTAACGTTGATCCATATTTAAATAGTGTTGTATTGCTTCTTAAAGGCAATGGCACTAATAATACGAATATTGTTGATAATTCTAGTTTTAATCATTCAATCATGAACCAAAACGGAGTAATTAATACAATTAACCCTAAAAAGTATGGTCTTGGTAGTTTGTTTTTTTCGGGTGCTAACCACCTCACCCTAGGTTCTGATTTTGTGTCTAATTTTGCTCCCTTTGCAGGGAGCAAAAAAACTATAGATTCTTTGATCAAAATAACAGAACCAGCGATAGGTTGGGTATCAGGCATAATCGGGAATTATAAAGCTGTAGCGGTTAATGGTCGCTGGCGAATGGGTTATACTACTTCATCTCTATTAATAGAAAATCCCACGATATCCCTACACTTCACTTGGACTACAAGCCAAGGTACTGAGACTGAAGTAGTTTTTACTCAACCTTATGTAAATGATTTCAATCATTTAGCCGCTTGCATAGATTCTACAATTCCTCAAGCAACTATTATCTATCTTTGCATTAATGGAGTAGTTCAAGCTTTCAACAATAATAACTTTGCAAGTCAAACAACTTTATTCAATGCCCATACTATTGGCAGAGGCATGGATTACACAACTGCCATAAAAGCTCATGTAAATGTTTTGAGGCTTACAAAAAACGTCAGGTACACAGCCAACTTTAATGTTGAAACTGACACTTACTTGAATGTTTAATTATGAAATTTGCTCAACAACTACTATCTAACTTATTATGAACGAACGTAAATTAATAGATGAAATTAAACGCTTAGTTAACAATGATGTAATTATTGGTTACTATAATGGAACTACATTTACTGACGATAATGGTAAAACATACGCTTCCAGCTATTTAGTAACTAATAATTCTCCTATTGGTAGAGGATTCATAGTTCCATATGAAGGTAAATGGTTAGTTGTAGTAGCTAATAATAATCAAGAGGTAAGAAAAAATATAATAACTAGTAGAAGGAAGATAAGTATTGAAGATAAACCTAAACCTACTATTGATTATTTACTAACTGAAACATTAATTAAATATGCTGGGACTATCATACCAGTAAATAACACATTTTATACAATTAGAGATAACAAATGGAAAAAGTATGAATTACCAGAAACAGTAGTATTAAAAAACTTAAATTATTATATTGATAGTAACTATGTTGTTATAAAAGGTGATGAAAAGGATGAGAGATTTAATCAATTAATCGTTTTAAAAGATGACGTATTTACAACCTATACATATCCAGAAGAACTTCCTGTATTAAAAACATGGCGCAAAGATTTTTTTAATACTTATGATAAGTATAAGGACTTTTATAATTATGGTAATCCTAGTAGTGGTATTAGTAAGATATTTACAGGGCGACAAAATAGATTATATAAATTATCCGGTATAAATGTAGATTTTTTTTATGGATCTTCACGTTTAGATGACATTATTGAAGCATTAAGTTTAGAACAATCTATTAATCTAAATATTGTTTCATGTCGTTTTACTGAGGATGACATTACTAATTGTAGGAAAGAACCATTTAAAGTGAAAAGTCCTAAATTAGATACTAATATTATTTCTCCTGAAGAAGTAAACAAACAAACTATTGTTAGCACTTATATTAAATTTCAATGAATAACCATTATCTGTCATCTCAAATAACTGGATTAACTACTAACATTGTTCAAGAGTTAGTAAGTCCACATAAACACACAATCCGCGATTATGAATCCATACTTCGTAATCCCTGGGCTAAGGAATGCTGTAATATTAAATCACTCAGAGCAACTGTAACTATAGGTGATTATCAGAATAAGAATAAAGAACATCAGGACTTCATACTTGATGCTATAGCTAATATGGATGGCACATTATCTGACATAGTAGGACGATTATGTAGTGCTATGCCATTTGGACATAGCAGTGCTGAAATAGCATTTAAACCAATACGTTCATTTGGTAAGACTCGCTACACACTGAAGGGAATTAATCTACTCGATCCTAAGAGAGTGCGTTATGCTGGTGCTGCTGGTAAATTAACTCATATTCGATATAACGATGGGATTCGTGCATTATGGATTCCTTATAACAAGTGTCTTCATATTACTAACGGATTAGTTACTAACTATAACGAACGTACTGCTTATGGTGATCCAGAGTGCGAAACAGCCTATCCATACGTCAAACTATACGAGATTATATTCAGTGAAATGGCGGTTAGTGCTAAGACACTTGCGGTAGGTATATTACTAGGTCGTGCTGATACTGAGAATACTGTTTACTTACAAAATAAAGATGGTAGTCAATACATAGACGTTAGAACTGGTAAACCTGTAGCTATTAGTGCTGTAGCTAACCTAGCTGAACAGTTTCAGAACCTTGAAACTCACAGTCATATAGTTACCGATAAACGTAATGAAGTTAGTGCCTTACAGATACCAGCAGGTGAACAGTTCTGGAATCTCGCAGAATCTATGTTGCGTAAGAATATATTTGCTGCATTTGGTGTACCTAGTATGGTGCTTGACGAAGGTAGTGGCGGTATTGCAACTGCTACACTCAGTGTTAAACATTTGTCAATTCTAGATAGTACAGTTGAAGCAACAGTTAAGAAGATTAGAGATCAACTGATTGAGAAAGTTATACGTCCACTTATTATATGGAACT